CCGTGACTGTGCCAATCTGGCGGCCGCCCAACCAGTTGAGGTTGATGCTGATGCCGCCCTGCACGTGCTGCTGGATCTGCAGCGGGATCACCTTGGACACGACGGCCGCGAAGATCTGGCGGTCACCGATGCTGCCGTTGGCGCGGTCCACCAGCCAGCCGGCCAGGCCCTGCGGGTGGCAGTCGCGGGCTGCGCGCTCGACCGCGTCCTTGAGCGCGACGGTCAGCCGGTTGGGCGTGCCCTTGGCGCGGCCCACTGGCAGGGCCTGCCCGTTGGGCGCCGGCCGCTGCTTCCGGATCTCGCTCGGAATTTTTCCGACTGCCGTCCCCGCCGATTGCTCCTGCGTCATCATGGAGCGATTCTCACACCGTTGCCGCTAGCCCTTGAGGTCTGCACACGCTGCACGCGCTCCTGATCGCGTCACCGGACGCGATTGTAGTGCTCGTGCAAATGCGCGTGCATCCCGCAGGGGGCAGGCCCCCGCCTTTGGCGGCGGGGCCTTGCCTGCCCCAACCCTGCTGCACCAGCCCGCACGTGCAGTGCACGTGCACAGCGAGTGCACAGCGTGTGCAACCCGCTCAGCCATCACTGCCGCCCTTCCACATCGCCGCCGCCCCAGAGCCCTGCGCAGCCCTTAGCCGGCCCACCTCGGTGAGCGCCAGGCACTTTGACTTGGTGCGGTTAGGGCGCAGGTACTCGACCTCCTCCAGCAGCCCGTCGCGCTGCATCTCGAAGAGGAACGAGAAGAAGTCGCGCCGCTCCAGGCGTGGGAACCCGTCAGCCCCATGCAGCGCCAGCCAAGCGTTGTTGTTGGCCTGGGCCGACATCGACAGCCGCTGGCCTGCGCGCTCAGCCTCGATCAGCAGGCGCAGGATCGCAACGCGGTTGCCGTTTCTCAACAGAGCAGCCGCAGCACCAGCACCTGGCACGCTGCCAAAGCGCTTGAAGACCTTGGCCGTGGGGTCGAACTCCACGCGGATCTCTTCCTGCAACGGACCCAGGTTGCACTTCTCATGGCGAATGGTGACCACCTGCTCCTCGCGGACCATGGCCCATCGGCTGCGCGCTGAGTTGTTCCAGGCCGTCGAGCCTGAGAAGGTGCTGTTGGTGTCCTGGCCCGCGCCCATGCGCACTGAGGCCTTGTCCACGTGCGCCAGCAGCAGCACCGCGGCTCGCGTGACGTGCGCGATCAGGTTCAGGGCCCGCATGAAGCCGCGCACCGCTGTCCGGTCGTTCTCGTTGTCCGCAAAGACATCAGACGCGTTGTCGATGACGATGACCTCAGCCTTCAGCCTCACGGCCTGGTCGGCCAGCCACTGCATGCGCTCGGTGGGGTGGCCATCGCGCCAGAGCACGCAGTCCTGCTGCGTCAGGTCATAGACCGTCATGCGGTTGGCCAGGCTGGCCATGGGCACCTGCATGTCCTGGCAGATGTTGGCCACGCGGAAGTGGACGGTGCGCGCCTCATCCTCACCTGACAGCACCAGCACCCGGCTTGGCTTGGTGGCGATGTCCATGAACTGCTGGCCATGCACCAGCGCCACGCCCAGCTGCAGGCTCAGGTTGGACTTGCCCACACCGCCGTTGGCGGCCAGCAGCGTGACCGTGCCCTCAGGCAGCCAGCCATCCAAGCGCCAGGCTGGAGGCTCGGGCGTCTGGTGCTCGAGCACGCCCCAGTCCATGGGCTGGATGTCGCTCTTCGTCTCCTGTTGCTCAACAGGCGGCGCTAGGTTGACCGTGATGCTGGGCGGCTTGCGCTCATCCGGCGCAAACTTCTCCGCTGACCTCACCGCACGCGGAATCTCAGCCCGCCTGGCCTCCCACCTACGCACCTCCTCCTCAGGCCCCGTCGGCCGCACCGCGTCCATCAGGCTGTAAAGGTGCTCGACTGCCGCGCCAGCGAACATGCCCCCGGCCACCAGGCTCGCGGCCAGGCGCGTGAGTGAGTCGTGGTACGCGCGCTCACTGGGCGCGCCTGTCAGGCCCTGCAGGAATTCACCAGCATGCGTGCCGGTGCCTGTGTGCGTTGATGAACGCTCGGCTGTACGTGTGACTGTGGCGCGCAGCGCGTCCAGGTCAATGCCCACTGCGTCGCACGCGTCGGCCAGGCTCCAGCGCACCTTGGGCTGCCAGGACTCCAGCTGCACCTGCCAGGTGCCGGCCGCACGGGGCTTGGTGTTGCAGCCCACGGGCAGGCGCCCGTAGCGCACCAGGGCATTGCCTGAGGCGTCATTCGATCTTCCCCGGGCGGCCAGCGCGGACATCACGCGGTCGATCAGCGCTTGGTTGGCGGTGTCGGGGTCAGCCGGGTCCAGCAGGATGCCGACCTGGAACTTGCCCGGGCTGGTCTGGATCGCGTAGCTGTAGCCCTTGACGTCATCCATCTGGACGTCGTCCAGCAGCAGCACGGCCAGCCTGACGAAAGCCTCCTTGCGCCTGACGATCTCGCCGTCATCGGTGGCGCGCAGGACTCCGGTGCAGAAGTAGGTGTTGTCCCGGTCAGCCTTGTCGATGAGGCCAGCCTGGGCAGGAAGCCCTCGGTACGGCCGCCCTGACCAGACGTCGGGAGGCGCTTTGCTCGGGTCGGCGCGGAAAGTACATACCCAGCCGTGCGTACCCGATGTGAGATCGCCGAGCAGCTCGGCCAAGAAGTCGCTGTTGGTCATCGTGGTTGCTCCGATGACCATGCTCAGACCTCGACTGCGACAAGCTCCCTGATTTCGATGGTCACGCCCTTGGCGCGCGCCATCTCGAGCAGATCGGGCCAGTGGCGCTGCGGGATCTGGCCGCCTGTGCCGTCAGGCCGCGGCTGGCACCAACGGCTCAGCGTTGACTTGTCGAGCTTCAGGTGGTGGGCCACATCGGCCTTGCCACCGAGGCGCTCGATGACGCCGTAGGCGGGGTCCATGGTGTGGATCGTGGGTATTGGCATGTTCTCTCCGAGTTGTGAATTGCGCAATCGCAAGACCTAGTCTATCTTGCGTTTGACGCAACGTAGAGCAGATGTCACCATGCCCGCACCTGGAAATAGCTGCCGAAAAGGCCCCCGAACATGAACACCTTGTGGTTCCGCGAACGGTTACAAGACAAGCACTTGTCTCAGCGAAAGTTGGCGAAGATGCTGGATATTGACCCTGCAGCCGTCTCTCTCATGTTCCGCGGACGTCGCAAGATGACGCCGCATGATGCGCATCAGATCAGCGTGATATTGGGCGTGCCTCTCAACGAGGTGATGCGCAACGCCGGCATTGAGGTGACCGAGGACATCCACAACTGCCCCATCGCCGCGCACGTCAATGAGCGCGGAGACGTGACGCTGATGCCGCGTGGCACGCACGACCTGGCCAAGGGCCCGGCCGACTGCCCTGTGGGCACCTACGCGGTGCAGGTGCGCTCGCACGCGTCGATCAAGGACGGCTGGATGCTGTTTGTCACGCCGGCCCAGGTGGCCGCCGACTCCAACATGGACCAGCTCTGCCTGGTGGCCACCGCGGACGGCAAGCAGGTGATGGCAGTCGTGCGCCGCGGCTACCGCAGGGACACCTGCAACCTGGTGCTGTGGCCGTCGATGGAGATCCTGTCCGACGCCCAGATCGCCTGGACGTCCACGGTTCTCTGGATCAAGCCCCTCTACTGACCCCTCTGGCTGACTTGCGCAGGGACCAATGTCCCTGTATTTTTGTCGGGCTTGTGTTGTGATTGTCTCAATGTGGCGCAGAATTCACAGCACCACAACGAACCGGAGCCCGAACGTGAACCACACCACGCGCCGCTACCCCCGCACCCTCCGCGAGGCCTTCCCGCACGACCGCGAGTGGGCCTACAGCATCCAGAAGCACAAGGCCTCGATGTCCGTGCTTGAGGCCCTGGTGGCGTGGGCGTCCATCACCGGCATGTCCGTGCTGCTGGCCTGGGCGGTGGTGGCCTGACATGGAGAAGCACTACACCGACGGCACCGAGCCGACGATCCTTCCCCACGTGCGGTGCTGCACCGGCCCGTGCGACCAGGGACGCAAGCCCTGCCCCGCGCCTGACGCGTGCGAGCTGCGCAACGACGACGGCCGCGAGATCGAGTTTCTCGGTGGGGTGGTGGTGGTGATCACCATCCTGATGGTCCTGGTCTTGGTGCTGGTGTGAGGTGCCCAGCATGCAACGCCGAAACCTCGGTGACAGACAAGCGCGGCCCGCGCCGGCGCCGGGAGTGCCGCAACGGCCACCGCTTCACGACCAACGAGGCCATCACCAGTGGTGTACGCCTGAAGGCCGACGAACCCCAACCTGTCCCGCCTGGTGGCCTTTTGGCTGCGGTGTGGCACTCACCCGTTCCCAGCAACAACGAGAAGCCCTGAAGGGCCTGGAAGACGCTCTGTTTTGACCCACGAAAGGAATCACATGGACCTGATTGATCTACTGGCCACTAATTGGGCCATCGCCAAAGAGAAGGAAGACGCCGCCAAGGCCGAGCGCATCGACATCGAGGAGAGGCTCCTCAAGCTGCACCCGGCCAAGGAAGAAGGCAGCGAGTCCTTCAGCACGCCCCGCGGCGCCAAGATCACCCTCACCGGCCGCGTCACCTACAAGGTGGACATCGACAAGCTGACCAGCCTGACCGCAGCATGGCCTGACGACGTGCGCCCGGTCAAGACCAAGATCGAGGCCGATGAGACGCGCCTGAAGGCCATCCGCAACGAGAGCCCCAAGCTCTGGGCTCAGATCGCCGCCGCGGTCGAGACAAAGCCGGCCAAGACCGGCGTCAGCATCAAGTGGAAGGAGTGATCCGTGGCCTTCAACCTCGCTTCCATCTCCAAGACCAAGCGCCTGCGCGCGCCCAAGGTCGTCATCGCCGGCCCCGGCAAGATCGGCAAGACCACCTTCGCAGCCAGCGCGCCCAACGCGGTGGGCATCCTGACTGAGGACGGCGCCGACGCAGTGGACGCCTCAGCCTTCCCGCTGGCCTCGAGCCTGCAGGAGGTCTACCAGGCCATCGGCACCCTGCTGAAGGAAGAGCACGACTTCAACACCGTGTTCATGGACAGCCTGGACTGGCTCGAGCCCCTGGTGCACGCCCACGTCTGCGAGCAGAACAAGTGGGCCAGCATCGAGGCGCCGGGCTATGGCAAGGGCTACCTAGCCGCGGCTGATGAGTGGCGCACGCTGCTCAACGGCCTGGAGGAGCTGCGCCAGCGCCGCAACATGGCCGTGATCATGATCGCGCACGACAAGATCAAGCGCTTCGAGTCACCGCTGCACGACGGCTACGACCAGTACGTGCTGAAGCTGCACGACCGCGCCGCTGCACTGGTGCAGGAATGGGCCGACGTCATCGGCTGGGCCAACTACCGCGTGGTCACGACGCAGACTGACGCCGGCTACGGCAACAAGGAAACCAAGGCCCGCACGACGGGCGACCGCATTCTCCATGTCGAACCCCACCCCGCTCACATGGGCGGCAACAGGTTCGGCCTGAAGAACATGCCCCTGTCCTGGGAGGCATTCGCAGCCGCTTTGGCGGCCTCACAAACCTGAACCGAGAAAACCATGCCCCTGTACGTCGTCACCGACACCGCCAACGCAAAGACACGCCTGGTGGATGCCCAGAACCCAGCACGCGCTCTGCGCCACGTCACCAGCACGCAATTCGGCATCAAGGCCGCCAGCGCTGGTTTGGTGGCCAAGCTGATGGGTGCTGGCATCCAGCTGGAAACCGCCACCCCTGAATCTCAACCCGAACCACAACCGGAAGGCTACTGAACCATGGCATCCCTGAACTTCAAGGCAAGCGCGATCCAGATCGAGGAGCGCACCACGTCCTACGGCCCGCTGCCTGCGGGCGAGTACGAGATGATGGTGGTCAAGTCCACCACCAAGCCCACCAAGAGCGGCAACGGCTCCTACCTCGAGCTGGAGATGCACATCATCTCGGGTGAGCACACCGGGCGCCGGCACTGGGAGCGGCTGAACCTCGACAACCCGTCACTGCAGACCGTGAAGATCGCGGAGGAGCAGCTGGCCCGCCTGTGCATGGCCCTGGGCCTGGATGAGGTGGACGACAGCGAGCAGATGCACGACAAGGCCTTCGTGGCCGAGGTGGGCATCGACAAGAAGGACGACACCCGCAACGTCATCTGGAACTACCGCGCCATCACCGGCGCGCCTGTCAGCCCGGCCAAGCTGAAGAGCACGCCGCCCCCGCCCGCTGCCGCGCCAGCCAAGTCCGCACGGCCCTGGGGTTGACCATGGCGGCGCTGCCTGAGTCTCCCCACACCACCGCGACGGCCATCGTCAAGTGGTACGAGAGCAAGCCCCAAGAGCACCGGCCGCACATGGGGGCCAGCCTGATTGGCCACCCGTGCGACCGCAATATCTGGATGACCTGGCGTTGGGTGCTCAAGCCTGAGTTCAAGGGCCGCATCCTGCGCCTGTTCAGCACCGGCCAGCGCGAGGAGTCGCGCCTGCTGGAGGAGCTGCGCGGCATCGGTGCACAGGTCTGGGACGTTGACCCTGAAACCGGCGACCAGTGGCGCGTGAGCGCGCTCAACGGGCACTTTGGCGGCAGCCTCGACGGCATCGCCAAGGGCCTGCCCGAGGGGCCGAAGACGCCCGCGGTGCTGGAGTTCAAGACGCACAGCCACAAGTCGTTCACCGAGGTGGTGGCCAAGAAGGTGCAGGCCGCCAAGCCCCAGCACTACGACCAGATGACCGTGTACATGGGCCTGATGGAGCTGACGCGGGCGCTGTACATGGCGGTGGACAAGGACACCGACGACGTCTACGTCGAGTGGGTGGAGTTCGACCAGGCCAGGTTCGACCAGCTGCTGGCCCGCGCCGAGAAGCTCATCGGCATGACCGCGCCGCCTGACAGGCTCAGCGAGGATCCGACACACTGGCAGTGCAAGTTCTGTGGGTTCTACAAGCACTGCCACCAGGGCGTGGCCGCGGAGGCCAACTGCAGGACGTGTTGCCATGCCTCGCCTGTTGACAATTCAGCATGGCGGTGTGACAGCCACAACGAACACCTGACCGTGCAGGAGCAGCGCGAGGGCTGCGAGGACCACCTGATGATTCCCGGCCTGGTGCCCTACGCCGAGCCGGTGGACGGCGCCAGCACCTGGGTGGCGTACCGGCACCGCGAGTCAGGCAAGACGTTCGTCAACGGCCCGGCCGACATGCCGCACGACACCACCTACGGCCCGGTGTTCAGCAGCACCGAGCTGCACCGTTGCCCGGGTGCGGTGCTGCCCGACGCGGTGGAGACAAAGGCCGAGTTCCCTGGCGCCACCGTGGTGTCGGGCAGCGTGGCCCCGCGCACGCCGTTCGATGACATGGAGTCGGACGACCTGGACGCGGTGTCGACCAAGCCCGACCACCCGGTCAAGCGCGAGAGCCGCAAGCGCATCGCGGCCAGCATCAAGCAGCTCGAGGCCCTCCAATGATGCGCGGCGTGGCGTCGATCGCGGCCCTGGTGCTGGTCTGGGCCGGGTGCCTGGTGGTGCTGGGTGCGGCCGCCCGAGTGATGTGGTGGCTGCTGGGCCTGGGCTGGGCGGTGCTGTGAGCTGGCTCCTGCCCTACCTGCAGGCCCGCAGCGATGAGGTGGGCGAATGCTGGGAGTGGCGCGGGGCCGTGCAGCAGCTCAGCCGGGCCCCGGTCATGCGCCACGACGGCCGGCCCCAGGCCGTGCGCCGGGTGATTGCGCAGACCCTCGAGATGAAGGTGGATGGCCGCTACGCCACGTCTCGCTGCTGCAACCCGCTATGCGTGAACCCCGAGCACGTCATCACCGTCACGCGCCAGCAGCTGCAGCAGCGCACCGCCAAGGTGACGCAGATGCACACCAACCCGGCCCGGTGCAGGAAGCTGGCCCAGAGCGCCAGGCGCAAGGGAAAGCTGACCGAGGCCCAGGTGGCCGAGATCCGCGCCATCGACGGGATGAAGCAGCGAGACATCGCGGCCCTGTACGGCATCACCCAGTCTACGGTGTCGGCCATCCGGCGCGGCGTCAAGTGGAAGGACTACAGCAACCCTTACTTGCAACTGATGGGAGTGAACAGATGAGCATCAGCATTGAGGCGCACGACCGGATCTGCCAGGACTTGCACCAGCAGATCCGCAGCCTGATCGTGGAGAACGAGCAGCTGCGTGCTGGTTTGGCCAGCCTGCAGGAGCAGAACACCGAGCTCGACCGCAAGCTGGCCGAGCTGTCAGAGCGCCACCTCACCGACGAGGTGATCGCGGACCTCTGGCACGCCAACGGCGGCTTTCATCATCACTTCGCACGCGCCCTTGAGCGCTGGCTCAGGGGGCAAGCATGAGCTTCATCATCGGCATCGACCCAGGCGCCGCTGGCGCGGTGGCCATCCTCGAGCCGGACGGCAGCCTGGTGCAGGTCTTCGACATGCCGGCCGTGGAGGTGACGGTGGGCGGCAAGGCCAAGCGCCGCGTCAGCCCCGAGATGCTGGCCGCCGAGCTGCGCCTGTACAACGTCCACGGCACCACCGCGGTGGTCGAGCAGGTGGGCGCCATGCCCGGCCAGGGCGTGAGCTCCATGTTCGCCTTTGGCCAGGCCTACGGGCTGGCGCTGGGCGTGCTGGCCGGCATGGGCATCCCAGCCAAGACCGTCACCCCGGCCAGCTGGAAGCGCGCCATGAAGCTGAACACCGGCAAGGACGCCGCACGCGCCGAGGCCGCCCGCCGCTGGCCCCAGCAGGCCGGGGAGTTCCGGCGCGTCAAGGACGACGGCAAGGCCGAGGCGGCGCTGATCGCGTTGTGGAATCTCAACGCGACTTAGGGTTTGTCCCTACTTTGTGTCGCAAAACTCTGTTGACTCCGTGGCTCCATGTTGTGATAATCTCATCATCAACAACCCAACCGGAGCAGCAACATGAGCATCCACGCCGAAGCAATGAAGATCGAGGAGCTGGCCTACAACCTGGGCAACATCTCCCACGACGACAAGAAACAGATCACGGACTACACGGTCGCTGAGATCGTGGCAGAGGCCAAATACGTCCTCGGTTTGTTCGTCGACCCGAACGAAGGCCACATCAACAACGAAGCCCTGCGTGGCGATGAAGGCCCGGATCAGCGCCGCTGGGCACAGAAGCAAGTTCGCCAGCTCAAGGCGTTCATCAAGAAGCACTCCTGAGCACTTTCCCGCTGCGGTGGCAGCGGCCCGCTAGAGGCCGCCCACCGCTCCCCTGAACCTGAACCAAGGAACCCACGACATGTCCATCAAACTCAGAGGCGACGTCTACTGGCTCGACGTCCAGATCAACGGCAAGCGCATCCGCGAAAGCCTGAAGACCGGCGACAAGAAGCAGGCCCAGGCCCTGGCCGACATCCGGCGCGCCGAGCTCTGGCAGGGCCGGCTGCTCAAGGCCAAGCCCAAGAAGACCTTCCGCGAGGCCTGCGCCCGCT